TATTTCCGTATTAGATCTTAGATAAAGCAGGCGAAGCCTGCTCTGATGACTTGATTCCTCACTTGCCCTTGGGGATGGGGACAAGCTGAGTACCGTCCCAAGACATACGATGGACATCTATGTCGTAGGCGTCGGGGTCAAAGTCGAGTTCCATAAGAATAGCAGTCGGACAAGTGGCGGGAAGCTTGCCTTGGGAGCCATTGATGACTGCGTTCGCTGGGACAGAGACTTTGCCTGAGATACGAAGCGAAGTCTTCGACCAAAGGGCAGGAGTGTAGTAGTAGCGAAGCGTAGTACTACTCTGCGTGAGGAAGAAAGTGATTGAAGCTTTAGCGGTAGATAAAGCTGAGGTCGTTTTCGATGGTGAGTTCATAATTGAGTTCTCCTATTTGATTTTCGGTTATGAACGAGAAATCGTAAATGACTTTCCCGAACGGAGCCCGCTTGCTATTAATATAGGGTGAGTAACATTTTGTGGTAATTTTTGAACTTTTGATGAATTATAACGAAACGCTTGATCTGTCTAAAAAGACAAGCCTATTGTTATATATGAGGGGGGATTTTTTTTGGAGTTTTTAACAAGAGTAAGAAAAAAGAAGTTTTATGCTTTTTCTCCTACGGCAACGGTAAGGGTTTTTACCTATACCAGTCAAGTGAAAAATACTTTTATCTTTTAGTTTCATTGTAATGCTATTCTATTTTAAACTTACCACATGAAAACGTACACACTAACTGTAATTTACAATGAAGAGACAGATGAACTTGAATCTTTGGAAGAAAAGATAGAGGAACATACGAGTCTTATTGCAATAAATGCGAGTGAAGAGGTTATGGATAAGATAAGTGCTGCTGGATTAGTAGAATCCTTACTTATGTCTTACCCAGGAGAATGTGTTGGAGAAGCATAGGTGCGCCAATATAAGATTGGTACAAAAGTCCATCCAGTGTACGAAGATGACGACGAGATCCCTGATAATATAAGAATTGTTAGTGATTGGCGTAAAGCCCAACTTGGTGACTGGGTCAGAGCAGATGACGGGAATGTTATCCAAGCTCTGCGAGTCAACCAGGTAATGAATCAGGGCAGGTATCCTATTAAATATATAGGTACTTGTACTGGGACTTATTTATGCCGAGTTAAAGATAAGATGGATACCGAAAGGCGAGAGAATATATATACCTTTTCGGCTAGGTCGTCAAAAAATACAAAGAAACGAGTATTAGACCGTGATTACTTGACTGCTAATGAGGCAGCGTTCTCTAAGTATATTGCTAACGGATTTTCACCCAATGAAGCATATAAGAGAGCATTTGGTACAGAAAACAACCAATATGCTAAAATGAAGTCAGCCGTTCTAGTGAAACAGGAGCGAATTGTGAGTGCTGTAAAAGAAGAACTCGATGAAGTGCTAAAAGGTATGGGGATTGATCTTAAATACCTTATTAAGGGTGTTAAGTTAGAAGCCGAAAATGCGGACAGATCTAATGACAGATTGAAAGCATTGTCTATGTTGTGGGATGCTGCCGATATTATTCCTAAACAAAAGGTGACTCAGCTTACAGGCGCTGTATTTCAGGGCTTTTCTGATAAGATGCTCGACTCAGTAAAACGCCCAGAGCTTATAGGTGAAGTTGCTGATGCACCAACAAAATCATAAAGAAGAAGATTTCTTTGATTTATTGGACAGACCCGAAGGGGTAGTCCCTAAAATTCAAAATTTCGAGGCTACGCCTCTAACCTTGGGACAGCGGATAACCAAGCGTTACCCCTCCCAACATAAGGATCCAGAAAGAGCAGCGGGACAAGAAAAGGGTCTTTCTTCTATTGTAGATCTTGTTAATAGTATGATCCCAAAAACAAAAAAACAACTTGGAATAGATCTTGCTCTTACCGCTATTCCGTTTGGTCATATAGCGAAAAAAGCAAAACCTATGTTAACTCATGGGACAAAATTGCTTAAGAAGAAATTTGGTCGATTGGCAGACGCAGCTCTTGAAGGACCTAAAGGCAGAGGAAGTGACCTCGCTAAGGCTTTTGATGACCCAAAGAAATTAAAAGATCTGGATATAAAGCTCGGAAATACTATAGATGAATCAAAGTTACCCACCAGACATATAACTCATGGAATGCAGAAAAAGATGAGAGTTTATGATGTTACTAAGGATGGGACTAGTCCATATAGATCCTATTCGGATTTACCTGGCTTAGAAGTTAACACGAAGACTTTTAAGTCAAGCGACTGGGGCAGTGGTAAAAGTATGTTTATTAAAGACGGGCAACATGAGATACAAGAAAGGGTTGTTAAGCGTGTTAATCATAAAGAAAACACAGATATTTTGAGACATACTATGACAGCAAGAAAACGTGGCGGTCAACCGATGAAAGACGATTTAGCTTCTATGTCATTTGAAACAAGGCAAGCTGATGGCGTAACTTATATTGAGGGGCTTCAAATGTCTTCTGGCGTGAGGGAATCTGGAAGAGGTGGAGCAATGGGATTGACGAGACTTGACCTCCCTAAAGATACGGGTATTTCCATAAGCGCAGATAAAGCCAGTATATTATTGTTAAGGAACGTATTAGCAAGAGCGCCAAAAAATTCTGTTTTAATTGTCGATGATATGCAAAAGACGGTAAATACATTGACAAGAGATTCTTTAGTCCTTTTATTAAATGCTGCTGGTAAGTATGCCAAGAGAATCTTAATAGATAAAAATCGTAGATCATATGTAAGACCAAAATACGAACATACAGGATCTGCAAGAAACCTAGATGAGCTAAGTAGTCAGGATTTTGCTGAGAAAATTATGGCAAACTTAGAAAAGGCAAATAGAAAAGGAAAAGTTCACGGTACTATGGATATAAGGGCAGCCGCAGCTGCTGGAGACATAGGAAAAATAAATATACCCGCTGAAGGTCACAGTATAAGTGCTTTAAGAATAGAATTAGCAGCCGCTTTTGGTGTCCCAGTTTCCCAATTAGACAATTTTATGAGCGAAATAACTGAAGAAAAGTTTGAAGACAAGGTTTTAGAGCAAGATGCCCCGATTTTTGAATAATGAATAAAAATGATAATCCAATCACTTTGGAAGACCTAGATAAGCCCGTTAATAAGACAAGGGCAAAAGTTGATCTAAAAAATTATGGTCCAAGCTATGGGGCAGCTCTTAGTAATGAAATAGACAAAGAAAAGTCAGAAAAAGATAAAATTAATGATTGATTCCAAGTTATTTGGTATATATGCCGAATATGGAGCAATTGGAATAATAGTAATTTTGTTTGCTATGATGATAATCAATTTGATTAAGAGTCAAAAGGTTCAAAATGAAGATTTAGATAGTATTCGACAATCTATTGCCAAAGAAGAGACTAAAATCGCAAATGTTGAGTCAATTGTTTTAAAGATGCTTGACAGGTGGAATCGCTCAGATGAAACAACATCAAGGCATAGACAGGATATTGTAAAAGAGTTAAATAACGTTACAGACGATTTATCTTACTTAAAAGGAAGGATAAACGGGAAGGAGCTATAATGCTTAAAAGAATAATCGGAAGATTAGTAAGGAAAATGGGTATGGTTAACCTTATTATAATGATAGGCGATCATGCAGTTAAGGCAACTAAGTCTAAAAAAGACGATAAAGTTTGGGCTGAAGTAAAAGAATTGCTTAATACTTTCGTTTGAATATAAACACCCAGAATGTCAGTAAGGCTGAAGAAGCTTTGCTAGAGTCATCAAAGGATATGATAGCATTTGGGAAACTATTTCTCCCAGATGACTATATGAGATCTGAGACACCTTGGTTTCATTATGAGATCGCTGATTCCATAATGGATAAAGAAATAAAACAACTTGCTGTAATTATGCCTAGGGGTCATGGCAAGACTGTTTTGACTAAATGCGATATACTGTGGACTTTTTTGTTCACGAGGGACGAACCATTGTTTTACGGGTGGGTATCTGCGACTGCAAAGCTTGCAACTGGGAATATGGACTATATTAAGCATCATCTTGAGTTCAACGATAGAATACAATACTATTTTGGCGATTTAAAGGGCAGAAAATGGACAGAAGAAGATATAGAGCTTAGTACTGGTCACAAACTTTTGTGTAAATCAAACATATCAGGTATTCGTGGTGGAGCAAAGCTTCATAAGCGTTATGACTTGATTATACTGGATGATTTTGAAGATGAAAATAATACTATTACTCCAGAAGCTAGAGCAAAGAACAACAACCTTATCACTGCGGTTGTTTATCCTGCTTTGGAGCCTCATACTGGTCGGTTGCGTATTAACGGTACTCCTGTGCATTATGATTCTTTTATTAATAATTTATTAGATAATCATGCTAGAGCAGACAAACAAAAGGACGCTTTTTCCTGGACCGTAAAAACGTATAAGGCAATTGACGAAAAAGGGAACGCTTTGTGGGACTCTTGGTTCCCGATTAAAAAATTAGAAGAAAAAAAGAAGTTTTATCAAGATTCTGGTAGTCCTCAGAAGTTTCATCAAGAATATATGATGGAAGTTCAGAGTGCAGAAAATTCCATTTTCAATATGAAACACATTAAGTATTGGGAGGGGAACTTTTTGCATGATGACAAAACGGATCTTAATTTTATAATAACTGATGGCGATGCAATTCCTATAAATGTATTTGTTGGAGTTGACCCAGCTACAGATTCAATGAGACGTGATTCTGACTTTTCGGTAATAATGGTGGTGGGTGTAGATGAAAACAACAACGTATATGTACTTGACTATATTCGGGAGCGAGGGTTACCTGTACTTGGGATCCCTGGCGAGGATAGGACTGGGATTGTTGATAAGATGTATAATATAGGTGGAATGTATCACCCAAGTTTATTTGTCGTAGAAGATACAACAATGAGTAGACCATTATTTCAGGCTTTAATGGCTGAGTCCAGAAGGAGAAATGACTTTTCTGTTCGCTGGAAAGAAGAAAAACCTGGAACAAGACAGAGCAAGCTAGATAGAATACAAGGAGTACTAGCTCAACGGATGACAATAGGATCTATAAAAATTAAAAAAAGTCATTATGACTTACAACATGAAATTGTTACATTCGGACCACGTATGGCGCATGATGATACCATTGATGCGCTTGCTTACGCAGTAAAGTACGCTCACCCGCCCCAAAATATTGCCGTTCATAAAGATGGAACTCATAGTAGAAAAACCAGTTCGCCCAAGAGCTGGGTATTAGCATAGGGACTTAATGGCAAAAAGAACAGATAAGACAGCTGATAAGGTTAAGCAACTTTATGACTCTTTAAATAATAGTTTTAGAGAGAAGTGGGAGTCTACGAATCAACAGGGATATGATTTTTATTTGGATAACCAACTTTCTGCGAAAGAAAAAGAAGCCTTGGAAGAGACTGGGATGCCCACCTTTACGATTAATCGGGTTATACCTGTGGTTGAAATGCTTAATTATTATGCAACGGCTTCTACTCCAAGATGGCAGGCAGTTGGGGCTGAAGGTTCTGATTCTGGGGTTGCTGCTGTTTTTTCTGATATTGCTGATTATATTTGGAACAAATCTAATGGGCAAGCTCTTTATTCGAATGTCATAAATGATGCAATAACAAAAAGTCTCGGTTTTCTATTAGTAACGGTTGATCCAAATGCAGACCAAGGTATGGGCGAGGTCATTATTCAGCAACCTGAACCTTTTGATATATATGTAGATCCAAAATCTAGAGATCCTTTATTTAGAGACGCTGCTCACATTTTGATAAGAAAAGTTTTTACAAGAACACAGCTCTTAAAGACATATCCTCAGTATTCAGCTAAAATAAAAAGAGCTTCTGGAAGATTTGGAGAAGATATTAGCTATTCTAAGAATGCTACAGATACTGGCGATATTCAGTATAAAGATATAACCGAAGGTTATGGACCTGATGGAAGCATAGATGAGATGATAGAGCTTTTTGAACTTTATGAAAAGATCCAGGTAAAATATTATAATATTTTCTATCAAGTTCTTCCCTCGTCAGAAGAGATGAAAAAGATAGAGAAAAATGTTAAAGTTCAGATATCTGAAATGCAAAAAGAAATGACTGTGCAAATGCAGGAAATGCAAAGGCAAATGAGTCAAGCTGTGGAAGCTGAAGAAATGCTTCCCGAAAGAATGCAGCTTGAAATGGAAAAACAACAAAAGATGAATCGGGAGCAATTACAATCAGCTCAACAACAATTAATGGCTGAAGCTCAGAAAGCTGCAAGCATTATTCAGAATAATGTTGTTAACGCCAAAGAACAAAAAATATTAATGGAAGATCCAAAATTTGCAGCCATGGTTGTAGATGTGGTTGAATTTTATAAGCCATCAGTTAAACAATGCTGTGTGGCTGGTGATATTACATTATATGAGCAAGAATTGCCTGTTGAACATTATCCTTTAGTACCATTTACTTACAAATGGTCAGGAACACCTTATCCAATGAGCGCTGTGAGTCCTTTAGTAGGAAAACAGCGTGAGATTAATAAGGCGCACCAGCTTATGATTCACAACGCTTCTTTGGGTTCTTCTTTAAGATGGATGTATTACGAAGGTTCTATAGATACAGATTATTGGGAAAAAAATGCAACAGCTCCTGGAGCTTTGCTTCCTGTTAATCAAGGTTACGATAATCCAAAGGAAGTAATGCCAGCAGCTTTAAATAATGCGTTTTTTCAAATTGTTCAAGCTGGCAAAAGCGATATGGAGTATTTAGCTGGTGTTTATTCTTCTGCACAAGGAGATCAGTCTCAGCAACATGAAACATATAGAGGTATGTTAGCTTTAGATGAATATGGAACCAGACGTGTTAAACAATGGTTAAAGAGCAGTATCGAACCTGCTTTGAAACAATTAGGCGAAGTTGTGAAACAGTATTCCCAAGCAATATACAAAGCACATAAAGTATTCAGAATTGTACAGCCGAATGCTTTACAGGGGGATAAAGAAGTTGAAATTAATGTACCAATATTTAACGATATGGGAGAAGCTATATCTAAATGGAATGATTATGAATCTGCGCAATTTGATGTAAGAATCATAGCTGGCAGCACACTTCCATTAAATAGATGGGCTTATCTATCAGAATTAAAAGAATTAATGAAATTGGGTGTTGTAGATGATTTGGCAGTATTAGCCGAAACAGATATAAAAGACAAAACTGCAATTGCAAAACGAAAAAGCCTTTATACGCAAATGCAACAATCAATTCAAAGTCTTGAAGAACAAGTCAAGGATAAAAGCGGCAATATCGAAACACTTCAAAGACAGCTTGTTCAAGCTGGAATTAAAGATAAGATTCGAGCCGTTGAAACCGAGATTCGTAAGGGAGCTGTGAAAGCGCAGGGAAGTATATCCCTAACCGCACAAAAAGCAGAAGCCCAACGAGGGCTTGACAAGGAAAAAGCTCAATTAGAGCGAGAAAAATCAAAACAATCAAGGAGTGGAAATGGAACAAGAGAATAGTTCAGCAAACTCTGCAGAAGAAACTATAAATCCTGACGTAGATTTCAGTCAAGAAGATGGTTTAGCTGTAGACTCTGGCGACTTTTTTGAATCATTAGACCGTGAGGTGAACGGGATGATTCTTGATGAAGATAATACAGTCGAAGCATCTGGCACTCAGGTAACTCAGGAAACTGACCCTGCACCAGTTGTATTAACCGACGATCATCAGCACGATTGGGAGAAAAGGTATAAAGATTCTTCATCTGAAGCGCAACGACTAAAATCGCAATTAGATGAAAGAGATCAATTTGACCCTATTATCAATCGGCTAAAAACAGACACGGGAATGGTAGAAGCAATAAAGAATTACATCGACAATGGTGATAAACCTCAAGATGTAAAGCAGGCGCTAAATCTCCCAGAGGATTTCGTGTTCGATCTAGACGACGCAATGGGTAATGGTGACTCTTTAAGTGCCAAGGCACTTGAGTATACAATATCTGGCGTAGTGGATCGTCGTGTCAACAGTCAGTTAGAGCAAGACAGGCAGGTTCGATCAGAGGAAACTCAAAAAGAATCAAGAACTCGTGACGCAGTTGAATTCAAAGAACGTATGAAGTTATCGGATGATCAGTATTCTGAAATGATGAATTGGGCAAATAGCCATGAAACGTCATTAGAAGATATTTATTATTTGAAAAACAAAGGCGCTCGAGATAAACAGGTCGCAACGGGGACAAAAGCACAAATGTTAGAACAGATGAAATCCGTAAGGAGTATTCCGCAAAGTGTATCAAATCACAACACAACTGTAAAAGATGTAAGACATGAAGATCAAGTTTTTAATTCTTTAAAAGATGTAGATTCTGGTTTGGATACTTTATTCGGGTAAAATAGGCGTCTCTCTTTTAATAAGAAAGATGAGGCAATAAAATGGCTGATAGTCCTTTAACCCTCTCGACCCATGCGCAGGCACAGGTCGAATCTACGTTCAATACAGGTGATCTCAGGAGACGATATGACTTCTCGAACAGAGTTTCGGAGTTAGCTCCAGACCAAACTCCTTTTTTCAGAATATTGAGCAAGGTAGCTAAAAAAGCTACGACAGATCCAGAATTTAAAACTCTGGAACAAAGATCCATGTGGCACAAGCGTTATGCTTATGCAACTGCAATGGATTTAAATGGTGTTGCTCCAGGCACTAGTGACAATGATAGTGATTATGCAGACTTTGCATTTGCAGCTGGCGATTTACAAGCTGGTGACGAAATGAATGTTAAGTTTGAAACTGATTATCTATCTGCTGGTAATGTTCAGAATATTCTTGGACAAACTGGTACCGCTGTTGGTGCATCTGGAACTAAACCGATTTTCTTTTTAGAAAATCAAATGGTTAAAATCCCAGTTCGTAAAGTGGCGACTGCTTCTGTAGTAGACGAAACAGTACCAACTGTTTATGTTGATGACTATATAGTTGTGAAAATCCAAGACCTTGGAGTTCCAGCTACTAGTCCAGACGCACAGGCTATATATGCTAAATGCATTGTAGTTCGTGGTATTGCAGCTGGTTCAGATAATGTTACCTTACCTGGCGCACAATACGAAGCGACTGGAACGACATGGGATGCGGTTGTAACAACTGGTCTTGCAGAAAAAGACAAATGTTATGTCATTGGTTCAGCACATGCTGAAGGTTCAAGTTTCCCAAGTACCTACAAAGATACACCTTACAA